AGCATCGCCGTGATACGATCGGCCGATGAATGGACCCCTCCCAAAGCAGAATCCTAAGCGTCGGAACAAGCCAACCTTCCAGCCCGCGACGCTCCCAGCCGAGGGGTTCAGCGGGCCGATCCCAGACCCACCGTCCCATCCGCCCCTCGGCGAGCAGGGCCGTCAGTGGTGGATGTGGGTGTGGCGCACGCCGCAGGCATCGCAGTTCAACTCGGGGCACCTGTACGCGATCGCGATGCGCGCGAGCCTGGAAGATCGCATGGCGGCGCTCTGGGACGACGAAGATCGCGAGGCGATGCTGCTACGCACGATCGGGGAGGCCAGGCAGTACGACGACCGTTTGGGGTTGTCACCGAAAGGTATGCTCCAGCTGCGTTGGTCTGTCCGAGCCAACGAGGGTGCCGGGCAGACCTCAGCTGATCCGGTCGGCCCGGCACCCACTACTTCACCAAAGGCGGCGACAAACGTCAGGCGGCTGAAAGTCACATGAGCATCATCTCCAAGTGGAAGGACCGTCTCAGGTTCCGTGAGGGGCTGCTCCGCTCGGCACGCAAGCGGCACGAGGCGCACCCGACCGCAGCGTCACGCGATCTGATCGACAAGCGTAAGAAGCAGGTCGCGCAGGCAAAGGCGGCGGTCGAGGCCGCCGATGGCTGGCGACCGAAGATCGTCAACCTGAACTTCCGGCCGAACGGTCCGCTCGCGGCCCAGCCGAAGATCCAGTGGGTCACCGGGCATTACACAGCGGGACCGGTCGATCGCAACGATACCGAGTGCGAGAAGCTGCTGCGCGGCATCGACAGCTACCACAAGCTCTCCAATGGCTGGACGATGATCGGCTATGCCTTCGCGATCAGCCGCAAGGGCACCCTGTACCTGTGTCGCCCGGCGACGATGGTCGGAGCGCACACGCTCAACCACAACACGGCGAACGTCGGCGTGGTCTGCAACGGCACGACCGGCGACCGCCCGACAGCGGCCCAGGCCAAGACGTTCAGGTGGCTGCTGCAGAACGCTCACACGAGCGCCCTGCCACCGGCCTTCCAGGTAAACCTTCGCGGGCTGCCGGTCAAGGGCCACAACGACTGGATGAGCACGTCGTGCCCAGGCGCGTTCAAGACGATGTACGTCAGCAAGGGCGCGCAGCGGTGAATCGGCCAGCAGAGAAAATCACTGGCCTTGCCGCCGTCGGCGCAGCGATCCCCGCTGCCTTCGCTGGCAACTGGGAGGTGTTCACGACGGCTGTTGTGCTCGGCGTGATCCCTGCCACTGTCACTGGCTGGCAGCAGGCAGGCGGCTGCCAGGGTGTTTACGAGCGGCTCCGGTGGGGCCGCCGGAACTAGAGCGCGAGTCCGCCAGCTCGAAAGTTCGCTGTCGCGTTCTTGATCGCGCGGCTGTCGGACGCGGATTCGTGCAGCATCACCGAAGCTGTGCCATCTGGCGATCGCCACATCACCCCGCTTTTCTTTCGGTACGGCGTCCATCCGGCGGCACACGCTTGTTGTTGAAGCCGCCGTAGCTCTTTACAACCAACGAACTTCACGGCAGTTGGGGAGGGTTTCTTCATGTCCTGCATGATACTCTCGGGCTGCTGGCGTGTCAAGGGTTCTCCTGCGGGGGCCTTGCGCGTCGGCAGCGGGTCGTTCCACCCTTCGCGCCCGACGGGGAGGTTAGGCGCGAGGGTGGGCGACCCATCTATCATCCAGGCGCGATGACCGGACAGTGGCGCGGACCTGAATACAACGGGGAGTTCCCGACTCTCGGCTACCAGGTCGCGGACCTGATCCACAGCTCGTGTGTGATCCCGGACGGCCCGCACATGGGCGAGCCGTTCATCCTGACCGACGAGCAGCTACGCACGCTGCTGCATCACTACCGCATTGACCCAGAGATAGGGCGGTTCACATACTTCCGCGGCACCCAGCTGGTGCGTCCGCAGAAGTGGGGGAAGGGTCCGCTCTCCGCCGCACTGATCTGCGCCGAAGCTCACCCCCAGGGACCAGTCGTCTTTGATGGTTGGGATGCCAACGGCGAACCCGTCGGCAGGCCGTTCGCTACCCCGCACATCCAGGTCACGGCAGTGTCGATCGACCAGACCGACAACATCTTCCGCGCGCTGCTGCCAATGATCGAGCTGGGGCCCTTGGCGGACGTGTTCCCCGACACGGGGCTCGGCCGGGTCAATCTTCCCACCGGCGGCCTCATTGAGCCGGTGACAGCCGCCGCGCGCTCACGACTTGGTCAGCGCATCACGCTCTCGGTACAAGACCAGACCGAGTCGTGGGTTGAATCGAACGGCGGCCACGCCCTCGCAGACAACCAGCGCCGCGGCCTGGCGGGCATGAAGGGCCGCTGGTTCTCCACACCGAACGCTTGGAACCCGGTCGAGGACTCGGTCGCGCAGCGCACCGGGGAATCGAAAGCACCCGGGGTGTACCTCGACGACGTTGACCCGGGGCCCGGCTCGGTGCGCAACAAGGCCGATCGCAAGCGGATGCTCAAGAAGGTCTACGGCGACTCGGCGACCAAGCCTCGCAAGGACGCCGAGTGGGAGCCCTGGATCGAACTAGACCGCATCGACGCCGAGTGTGAGGCGCTCGTCGAGTACGACCCCGCCCAGGTCGAGCAGTGGTTCCTGAACCGCAAGATCGCACAGGAGGGCGCGGCGTTCGACCCCGCGCAGATCACCAAGCAGTCGCGCGGCCCTGACAACGCGCCTGTCATTGAGCCAGGGTCGACGATCGTGATCGGCGTTGATGGTGCCCGCTACCAGGACGCGATCGCCGCGGTTGCATGCGATGTGAAGACGGGCCACATATGGGAGCTGGCGATCATCGAGCGCCCCGCGCACCTGCCGTGGGATGCCGAGTACGAACACGACTTTGCGTTCGTGGACGCCGCGGTCCGGCAGGCATTCGAGACTTACAACGTCTGGCGCGCGTACTGCGACCCGCACCTGATCGACAATCTCCTGCAGGGCTGGCGTAACTCGTTCGGCGACAAGCGGGTGATTGACTGGACAACTAACCGTCATAAGCCGATCGCTTGGGCTGTGCGCCACTTTGAGCAGGCGCTGATGGGCGGCGATATCACGTTCAACAAGGACGACGAGCTGCTGTTGTCGCACCTGCGTCACGCACGCAAGCGCATCGTGCCTGTCCGTGACAACAACGAGAACAAAATGCACACCTTGGCTAAGCCAGCCAAGGACAGCTCGGAGAAGATCGACGGCGCGATGGCCGCTGTCTTGGCTTACGAGGCAGCCGGTGACTGCGTCAGCCACGGGCCGATGCGCGTCGACGGTGACGCTGTTGAGGACCAGCGCGAGAACCCAGAGCCCGTCCGCGAGCGCTGGCAGCCCGGCACCGCCCCCGCCGCCTCTCACTTCCAGCTCGGCGAGCCCGACGACACTCCGTACCCCATGTAGGGTCGCGTCGACCGCGAGGTATAGACTGACGGCCATGAGCACAACTACTGAAACTCCCCACGAGCTTTACGTCTCGTGCCGTACTCCCAGCTGCCCCGGCTTCGCTCAGCGCGTAGTCGAAGGCGTCGCGCGACACATCTCGTTCAGTTACCTGGACCTCGGTGGCGACCTCGGCGGCCAGGAGGAGCGCTCGACGATCCAGTACGTACCGGTCGATGAGGACCTCGTCGGCGGGTCATGCGAACGCTGCGGCAGCGCTCTGCTCGTCGCCGAGAAGCCGAGGGCCGAGTACCCGAAGCTTTCGCAGGAAGACATCAACCAGCGCATCGAGTCGTCGAACCCGAACATTCAGGCGACCATCGACCAGGCGATCAAGATCGACCAGCTGGAGCGCAAGCTCGCCGAGCTGACCGAAGCGAGCGCCTCCGCAACCAAAAAGACCAAGCCTGTCGACGCGATCCCAGATGGTGACAGCTGATGGCTGCTGTCACCACTGAGTCGGTCATCGTCTCGCACAACACTGCTACTGCGCTCGACGTAGTGCCTGCAGTGGCGAAGACGAAGATCGCCGTCTACGGGTTCGTGATCGTTGCCGGTGCCGCCTCTGGCCAGACACTGATCTGGCAGTCGAAGACGACACCGACGCCGCACTTCGGCCCGGTTGAGCTGCCGCGCGTGATCGGGGAGAGCATCAACGTAATGTCGCCGTCGACGGACATTCCGCTGTTCGTGACGCTCCCCGGCGAGGCGCTCCAGATCAAGCTGTCGGCCGCTACCGCGGTTGCGGGCACGCTGATCTTCCGGCGCATCCCAGCCTAATGACAATCGCACTCGTCACCCTCGCACTGCTCTTGATGGTGAACACCGGGCTCGCCTGGTGGATCACCATCAAGCTGCTGCGCTACACCGAGGAGGCCGAGCGTCGCCGTGACGAGGAGCGCCGCTCGCTGCTGAACCGCATGGAGGTCGGGATCGCGCAGTACCCGGTCGCCGCCCCCGAGCGGCTGCAGCCAGAAGAAGTGGCCCTTGACCTCGACGACGACGAGCTGATGACGAGCAGGCTGGCCATGAGCAAAGAAGACCTTGCTTTGCTCGCGGACCGGCAGGCGGGTCAGCCGGTCCTATCTATCCCTCCCGCGGTCATGCCGCCCACCTATAACGGCACACTGTAAGAAATGGCAACCCAGGTCAGCGACCCCATCAAATCTGCGCCGCCGCATATGGGTATCCCGGTCCCCGGAGATATTCAGGCGGCGATTACACGCGGTCGCGCCGAGATGCTGCGCGACGCGCCGAAGCGCAGGCTCTGTCAGCGCTTCGAGCGCGGCGAGCAGTATTGGTACGAGGGCTCGAAGGGGGTCCTGCAGCAGCTCGGCTCTGGGATGCACCCTGCGGGCGGAGTGGCCAAGCCCCGCCACCGCATCCGCAATACGTTCAACTTCATCCGGCCGATCGTGCAAGGCAAGGTTTCGGCCGCCACCCAGCGTGTCCCCGGCTACGAGATCACACCGACAGCAGGCGACCCTCAGCGCGTATCGGCCGCGCGTCTCGCCGAAAAGATCGCTCGCTACGGATTCGACAAGTGGGGCTTGCGTCGGCAGACCGTCCTTGCCGCATCGCTCGCGATCGGCGGCGGCGGCGAAGCGTTCGCGCTGCCGGTGTTCAACCCTCTCCGCGGCCCTTATGTCCCCAACGTGCAGGAGGATGGCACGGTCGAGTACATCGGCCAGGGCGAGATCGAGGTCCGCATCCTTTCCGGCAACGAGGTCTACTGGGAGCCCGGCGTTGACTTCTACGACTCGCGCTGGTGGGCTATCCAGCAGGCCCGCGCGATCTCCGAGATTGAGGCGCTGCCCGGGTTCTACGGCGAGGTTCAGCCCGATGCCGCTTCTGACCCGGCAAGCCCCGATGATCGGCAGATCGCAGACAGCCGCCTCGCGCTGCTAACCGAGGTCTTCGAGCGCCCAAGCCCGAAGCACCCGGAGGGCCGCCGGTTCATCATCGTCAACGGACGGGTGGCCTGCGACTTCACCAAGCTTGGCCGCGACACGGTGTGGGACACCTACCCACTACGCGGCCGGGACGGCAAGGTCATCGACGAGCCCATCCTTCACCGTCTTCGCTGGACGGTCGACACGGCTGGGGGCCGCGACCTGGGTCTGACCTGGCAGCTGATCGACGCGCAGCGGACGATCAACGACTGCTGGAACAAGCTGCTTGAGTGGAAGAATCGTGCGCTGAACCCGCGGGCGATGGCGCCCCGGGGTAGCGACATGAAGCCTCGCACCGATGACCCTGGCGGCATCGACCACTACAACCTGGTCGGGAACGCCGACACCGTCCCGAAAATCGAGGACGTTCCCACCGCCTTCGCTGGGCCCCTGTTCCAGATGCTGGAGAAGATGCAGGTCGACATCCGCGAACTCGGCTTTGACACATATTTGGCGGCCGACGCGAACGTCGCGGCCCGCACCGTCACAGCGGTCATTCAGGAGTACGGCGCTAAGTGGCAGTCGTTCCTGGCCGAACTTGCAGAGTGGCACTCGCGCGTAATGCGCCACTGCCTGCTGCTCGTCTCTGTTCACTACTCGGAGCAGCGCAAGATCGTGATCCGCGGGCCGTATGGCGCGGAGTACATCCCTGACTTTGACGGCGCGCAGCTGCTCGACGAGGTCGATGTGCGTGTCGCCCCCGGAAGCCTGGAGTATCAGTCTCGTGAAGCTGTGACACAGCAGGTGATGCAGTTCGCTGCCCAGGGCTGGATCGAGCCGCAGGCCGCGATGCTCGCGATCCGCCAGGGCTCCACCGACCAGCTGCTCGCCTCGATCGAGCTGGATGCCGCGAAGGTCGAGCGCATCATCGGCCGTCTGCGCGACGGCAGCGTGATGGACATGAAGCCCCGCTTGGACTTCGTCGACGGCCAGCACAAGGAAGTCCCGGGCTGGATGCCTTCGGACGAGATCGACAACATCCCGGTGTGGCGCCAGCGTCTCGGCGACTGGATGAAGACCCAGGAGTACGAAACGCTGCCAGACAAATACAAGGAGCCCGCGCAGCTGATCCTCGCCGGGCTCAACGACCTGCAGCGTCGCGCCGCCGAGCGCGAGGTCGCGCGCCAGAACGCAATGGCCGAAGCGCAGGGCCGCAAGAACGCCGCGCGCCCCGTCCCGGCCAAGCAGATGCCGTCCCAGCCATCCCCGCAAACACGTCAGTAGGCACTAAATGCGTCCTGACCCACCACTAGGGTTTGCGGTATGGACACTCCCACCCAAACGGACACCGAAGCACCCGACACCGACGAGCAGCTGTCGCTGGTCGACGACGAGCAGCAGGAAAACGAAGGCCCCGATCTTGCCGCTCAGCTCGCCGAAGCGCAGGAATCACTACAGACCCACCAGAGTCGTGCAGCCGAGCTTGAGAAGTACGAGACGTTCGTGCAGGCGCTGTACTCTGACGACCCCGAAATCCGTGCAGTAGCACTCGAAGCCCTGGGACTTGACACGAACATGAACAGCGAAGACGACAAGCGGGCCCCGATGGCTGAGGAGGCGCAGGAGGCCGAGCAGCCCATGCACCCCGACGTAGCCGCGCAGCTCGAAGATCTGCAGGGCTGGCGCAACTCTCGCGAGGAAGCCGACCGTGCCGAGCAGGCGTACCAGCAGATCGTCGCGGACTCCGCCCCGATCTTCGATGAGCAGAACATCCCTGAGCAGGCCCGCGAGGTCATCTTGCAGACCGCGCTGAACATGCCGGGGGTCGACACGCCGGAAGGCCCAAAGCCGAACATCGCGGGTGCCGTCGAGGAGCTGACCAACCTCGCGATGACAGTAAGTGCAGTTCCGGCCATTCGCACTGCAATACTCAATGAGTACAAAAACTCCAAGCAGGCACCGGCAGCCCCCCGGGGCGGGGCCGCGGGCGAGCAGGCCCCCGACCTCAACGACCGCGGCCAGCGTTTGGCTTACATGACCTCGCTCCTCGAAGACAACCAGTAACCCATCGGACATAAACCCCTCAGCATTACTCACACATAAGGAATAAAGTTCGATGGCACAGACAGCAACAGTCCTCTCCGTTCTTCGGGAGGGGTGGACGGACGATCGTCTGCAGGCACAGATGGAGAACGAGAACTTCCCGCTCTCGCGCTTTGAGTCTGTTCGCGGCACGGCGATCGGTTCGCAGGCACAAGTTCCGATCCTGACGGGCCGCTCCGGTTCGTTCACGACGGTCGGCGCGACGGGCGGCAACATCAACCCGCCGCTCCACCAGCCCACGGCAAAGGCAACATACACCCTGCCGTACCACTGGTTCCACATCGCAACCGACGCTTCGGCGATCGCCCAGTCCAAGGGCGGCGGCGCGCTGTCGATCATTGACGCTCTCGACCTCGAACTCACTGGTGGTCTTGAGAACCTGCGCCACCAGGTCACCCGCCAGTTCGTCACGAACGGTGATGCGATCCTGGCGCATCTCATCAACTCCGGCGGCTCGTCGGCGACCTACAAGCTGACGCCGTCGGCGTCGGAAGGCGCAGCCTACGGTTTCAGCGCCTTGCAGCGCGGCTGGCTGCAGGCCGGGTTCCCGGTGTCGATCGGTACGACCGGTACGACCAACTCGCTCGTCTCTAACGAGACGATCCTGTCGGTCAACACGTCGCCGACCGCACCGACGTTCACGGTGTCCACCGCCGGGAACGCTACGGGCGGCACGCACTTCGTGTACGTCCCGAACCCGAACACCGCCACGGCGGCGAACCCGGAGATGTACGGCCTCCGTTCGATCGTCAACTCGACCGGTGCCATCGGCGGCCTGAACCCCGCCACCCCAGGCCAGGAGTATTGGCAGGCAGCCCTGCGCGATACGACCACCACGGTCCTGTCGCTCGACGCTCTGCTCGCCGCCCAGCAGGCGGTCCTGCAGAACTCGAACAAGTCGGGTACGGCAATGTGGACCGGGTTCAAGCAGCGCGCGAAGTTCTACTCGCTCCTGCAGGGCCAGGTGCGCTACTCCGGCGACGGCAACCTGTCCGCTGGCGCGGTCGAGTCTGTCACGTGGAACGGCCTCAAGGTCGAGGCGTTCGCTGACATCCTCGACACCGATGTTTTCCTGCTCACGCTCGAAGACCTCGTCCGTGTCCACACCGGCCTCGACAAGCCGACCTGGGCGTCCTCGATCGAGGGCAGCACCGCAGGCAGCATGTGGAAGCAGGGCACCACGCAGTTCGTGGACGCCCTGGGCTACGGAGTCCAGCTCGGCGCCCGTCGCCGCAACACCCACGCCGCGTTCACGGCGCTCGGCTAAAGGAGGCGGCATGGCTGTCACAGTCGCAAAGGTTCCCGACGCCTGGCAGGTAGTCGGGAAGCAGCGCCACAACATGGTGGACCTGACGTTCAGCGGCAGCTACTCCGTGGGTGGCGAAACGATCACACCACGTCAGGTCGGGCTCACCCGCATCCTGAACGTGACTGGCACGGTCACTGGCGACACTGGTGCGGTTGCGTACCAGGTCGCCTACGACCGGACCAACAACAAGATCCAGCTCTACACGTCGAACGGTGCTTCGCCCGCTCGGCTCAAGGAGATGACCGCGAGCGCCTACGATGCAGTAACCGTAGGACGCCTCACGTTTGTGGGAGTGTAGGTAGTAGGTAGTGACTGATAGCGCGGAGGTCCGGCCGAAGTTCACGGAGGAGATCCGTCGTCGCATGAGCACCGCTGTCCTCACGGGAGCAATGGGGCGCATCGACCGCGATCTCCGCGCTATCGACCGTCATCTGCAGCTCATCTACATAGATGAGCAGACAGAGACTCGTGGTACCCCGATCAAGGCGGGGTACTTCCATGTGGTCCGGTGGAACCCGGACGCGCCGCCGACGGTGATCCCGATCGAGGACAACGAGGGGATGCCGATCGAGCCGGGCAGCAGGCTGCTGGAACGGCTGCAGGCCGGGGATATTTGGGACTCGCGTAACCTGCGGCGCTTCGAGGAGCGCGAGCGCAAGCTCAAGGCTTCTCGCGAGCGCGAGCGCGCGCGGGAGAACGAGAATCGTCGCGAGGAACTGCGTGAGCGGTGGCGGCGTTCTCAGTCCACGCAGATCGCTTTCTCCGATGGCAAGCCGATGCGGTTGTCGTCGTCTAAGGCGGCCAAGCGCGACGAGGGCGAGCGTTCGAAGAACGGAGCCGGGGATGGCGTGGTCGGTCTGGGGTGACCATCAGGATGCGCACTACGCCGCAACGATTCAGCATCTCCCCGCCGCGACCCTTTCCCATCATCCGGTAACGCTCGCGCAGCTGCTGGCAGCGATCGGCGAGATCGAGCTGCTGGCTGGCCCGACCGGGCCTACTGGTCCTGCGGGGCCTACCGGTCCCGCTGGCCCGACCGGTCCCATTGGGCCTACGGGGCTCACTGGCGCTACTGGTGCTACGGGCCCTACTGGGCCCACGGGTGCCAATGGTGCTACTGGCCCGATCGGCCCGACGGGAGCTACCGGCCCGACGGGCCCTACGGGCCCGCAGGGCGACCCTGGCCCGACCGGTCCAGCAAGCGCCATGTTTTTCGATGATCTTGCTTCGTTTCCCGGCACTGGCACCGCCGATCTGCTGTATGTTGCGAGAGACA